TACATGCCAATGTTCTGAACGTGTAAAATGCCGTTGGTCGCTTAATGCTTTACCTGCATCAAACTCTAGTTGTTTTACTTGCCAGCCATCGCCCTTGTCTAGCACAGTGTATCTGCCCCAAGCACGTTCTGTAGTAGGTTGGCTCCATTCTTTTAGTATCCAACTGCTACTGTTTTTCTTGTCCTCACCGCCAACACCAAATACAAATTCTACATCAGGATGATTGCCGTATGTTGCTTGTTCTGGTATGCTACCATCAACTCTATCGCCTCCGTTGGCGACAATCAACTTGCCTCTGTGTGTGGCAAGCAAATAACCAATAGCTTGTGTTGTGCCGCCTGTGTCGTCGTCTTTAACAAGTATAACTTCATCAACACAAGCAAGTTCTTTTACTATTGCAGCACGTTCGTGAAAAGGCATAAACGGCCTGCCTTTTTTATTCACAAGCCATGTATCGCTGTTTAATCCTACAACTAGTTTATCGCCCAACTGTTTTGCTGCTTTAAAATATTCAATATGACCGCTGTGAAGTGGGTCGAACCCGCCTGTAACTAATACTGTTTTCATAATAGTACTTATATGATAGTTTTATTCTGTTCTAAAAAAGTGGCATATGTTATTTGTTCGTAGTTAATATTTTTATTTACAAACCACGTTTCGTATATTTTTTCAGGTTCGTCATTTATGAATACTTGATCAACTGCAACTTTGTATCCATTGCTAACCATAAACTCTTTTGCAAGTAGATTATATTTGCTGCCTTCTTGATACTCATCGTGTTCAAATGTTATACAGTCAAATGTAACGCCTTGACTTATTACTCGTTGTAATGCTCGAAATGTATTTGCAGCAGGTTCGATATCACAGCTCAAATATCCTACATGCATATTCATATTATTTTCTTGTATTGCTTTTTGATAATCAAAAGTTAGTGCATTTTCAAAATAACATTTATTGTTTCTAGATTCTGCTTGCCAATCTGGTAAGTGTTTTTGTGAAAGCTCAATACTAAAACCTTGAAAGTTGTTGTTTTCTAACTCGTATGTGTTGTTAAACTTTACAGGTTTTTTGGCGCCGATTTCGATATAAGATTTTGTAGTGCATATGTTTAATGCAAATAAATCTTGACATGATTGAGAATAGGATTTCATTAACTTCTCATTCCATTGAATACTGTTTTCTTAAACTTTTCATTATCAGTATGCACACTGTTAATCAGTTCAAAGTCTAAGTTTAGTTGCTTTAATAAAGATGCTATTGCTTGTGTATCTTTAGGCAAGCACATACCACCATACCCTCTAAGATTGGGATTTACATCTAAATACATATCAGTAGCTTTGCCCGTTTTGATATAGGCATTTTTAATCGTAGTATAATCGCAATCTAACTTTTCACAAATTTCGTACATAACATTTGCAAATGTGACACGCAAAGCAGCGTACACATTGTTATAATATTTTAAAACTTCTGCTTCATTAGGCGTTAGGTGTTCTGTGTGTTCTGGTAACTCGCCGTGTGCTTTTACAAGTTTACGATACACCCAAATATCATGTGTGCCAATTGCAAGCAACTTATGATTGTTAATAAAATCTTCTGCTGCACAACGTTCACGTAAAAACTCTGGCACAAAACATATAGTAAGATTTCTATATGTATCTATCATGCGTTGTGTAAATCCTGGAACAACTGTACTACGTATTGCAATAATACCTTTGTAAGAATAAAGATTGAGTTCTTTTATTACTGATTCTAATATACTTGTATCACAACTTCCATCAGCAGCTTGAGGAGTAGGCACACATAGAAATGCTATTTCGGCATCCAAGACTTCGTTGATTGTTGTGTCAAGTTTTGTATCATGTGTAACTAGGTCATGTCCTAGCATACTAAACCCTGAATAATTGGCACTGCCTACCGCGCCCATACCTATAATACCTATCTTCATAATAAACTTTCCACTGTCTTTCTCAAACCGTCTTGCAAAGGTGTATAATCATCAAACTCTGTTAGCGTTCTAACAAGTGTTGTATCTGGGCAACGGCGTTTTGCACTACCAACAGGTCCAGGGCGTACTTCAAGTTTATCTGGATTGATACCCATTATGCCCATTATTAGTTTGGCTACTAGCTTTATTTTAACTTCGTATTGACTGCCAACGTTTACAGTTTTGTTGCTGTGATTGCGCACAAGTATATCTGTCATTTTTACAGCATCGTCTACATAACAGAAGCTACGGGTATCATCGCCTTTGATATAATATTCTCCTGCTTTACAACGTTCTACAAACTCGTTGATAAAATGATCTATCTGTCCTGGTCCATACACGTTAAAGTAGCGTATGATAAGATATTCCAATCCACTGTTTGCTACTAGGTTTTCGCCAAGAGCTTTCGGAATACTATAACTCCATCTTGGATTCGTAATGTCGTTAAACACAACTGGTACTTGCTCATCAGTTGGCACAGGGTAATAACCTTCATCTATTGCTCCGTTAAATATTTCACATGTACTTGCAAACACAAACTTGGTGTTTGTATCTCTATAACGTTCGATTAAGTTTATTGTAGGCAATGTATTATTAATCAATACATCAGTAGGCTGTTCATAAAATAGTCGAGTACCATTAGTTGCTGCAAGATGTACTACAACATCACAATCAGGCATTGAACTAGTTACACCAGAATACCTTAGGTTTTTAATATTTCCGTCTTTTTGATCATATGGAAATACTTCGCCAGTATCTTTTACATAGTTATAATAATGACTACCAATAAATCCTTTATGTCCTGTTAATACTATTTTCATTTCTTTTTCTTTGTTGCTTTAATAAAATAAACATCGCGTTGTTCTTTTCGTGTGCCTTTGTAATGACACATGTGATTTTTAAATGCTGAATCAAAGTGTCCTTTGCTAATACCTTTTGGACTAATACTCTGACCAACAATCTTGTTTTCTTTTTCTAGCTTTTCTAAGCAAGCATCAAATACATGACAATCTAACTGTGCAGGTAGATTGTATATTTCATCTGTATCATAATACCATTCCCATAAGTCAAAAAACTCAGCACTATTAGAACAGTCTAAGTTAAAACTTAACCAACCTGTTTCTGTGTATTTTCCGTCGCGGCCAAGATAGCTTACAAACTTATCATTGTCTAAGAAGCTACGCAAGTACTCTTCGTTAATAGGTGCAAGTATTTCGGTGTCAGCATCGAGCCAAATAAGTCTGTCAGTTTTAACTTTTCGACTAGCATCAATAATACAATAACTTTTGTAACTAAATCTTACAGCATCAGTATAAAACCCTTTGGTACCTTCTTTAACAGGTCTTCCACTATTGCGCTTTTTAAAACGTTTAAGTCCTTTAGATTCCTTTGAAAGAATATAGTTTTTCCATTTCTCAGTATCGTCAAATAAAGGTGTGTCAGTGTATACTAACACATTAACATTTTCATCTAAATATTTTTCCAAACTATTCATAAAATACTTGGCATATATTTCATAATGCTGATCGCCAAATGTTGTAACGATTGTTGTTTTTACATTACCATCCAAAAATATAATCCTTTCTTACATTTGTTATTTCACGAGCACCAAACGATTTTAAAAATAGACCAGCACATTCGTCAGTATCAGCTTGTTGTTCGCATACAATAATAGGTTTGTATTTTAGTATTGTATCCATTGCACCCTTGAGTACTTCAAGTTCGTGTCGCTCGCAGTCTATCTTTAATAGGCCAAACTTAGGAAGATTCAAATCGTCTAGTCGTTTGATATTAATACTACCTTGTCCTATATTGCTTACAAAACTTCCGCCAGTGTTTTCAGGATCGTATACCATTTCAACTAAATCGTTTACGTTTCCTAATGCATGTTTATGTATGTCTACGTTTAATCCTGCTACATTACTTTCTAAACAACTATACACTTGTTCAAGTGGCTCAAATGCTATTACACGTTTAAATCTTTCAGTAAGAGGTTTTGCCCATAATCCGACATTGGCTCCGATATCAATAGCAATATCAAAGTCTCTTACATATTTGTATGCTTCATCTCTTACATCATCTTGATATTGTGCAGGGCCGCCATTGTTAATACGTTTGGTAATCAATCTTTCAAAATGATTATCAGTATCAGGCATCCAATAGTTGTATACTTGTTTCATAATGTTGCATCTTCCATGCCTGCTACTCGTAACTTAACTACATTTGTAATCTGCCATTGCTTTTGATCAAGTGCTTTAAGTACACCTAACCACTTGTTACGTAGCAATGCAAACTCGTTAATAATCTTTTCGTAGTCGCATACATCTGTTTCGCCATCGACATATTTTTCTACATCACGACTACTTAATGCACGTTGATAGTTTTCTAGATACTTCTTAAAAAACGAGCTACGCAACTTGCGTAACTCGATATTTAAATATTCAAGAATAGCTTCAATCTCTTGAAGTTGATTGAACCGGTGTTCAACAATACCTGGCATCTCGGCAGCAGCACGTTCTACATTGCCTTTAAGTTTCACTTCAGAACGAGCTGTTACCAACTCGTTCTCAAAGTGTTGTATTGCGTTAGGTATTTCCGATATGTCTCGACTAACTTGACTATACCATCCCATTATTCATCCCATTCATCTTCATCATCTTCGCTCTGATCTAGTTCTAAATAATATTGAATAGCAGTATCAAGTCTTTTACTATTACCCATCATATCCTGTAACTGAACTTCGGACATTCCATAGTCAGCCAACATATCGACATAGCGTTCTGCTGCCATTTCAACATGTTTTTTATCTAGATATTCTTTAAACAAGTTCCACAAATCGGCTGCTATTTCTTCGTTCATATTACATTATTCCTCAACTAAGTTATCTTCGGTATTTACCAATTCAGCATCTTGAGCAGCCAGTTCTGCTTCTTCTGCTGCTCTAGCTGCGTCAGCTGCTAGTTTTGCAACTTGTGCTTCTTTAGCTGGTAAGTCTGCCATAACTTTGTCAAGTAGATCTCCTGTCCAACGTTTGCGGAATTCTAGAATAGGTTCACCAGTACTCATAACATATTCGTACCGATTGCCTTTCTTTTCTAGCAATCCTTTTGCGTCCATCAAGTCAAACATGCCCGAATACGGATCCATGCCTGTTTCATATGGAATCTCAACTTGTACACTTTCAAACGGTTTGTTGTAACGTGTTTTCATTACTTTACACGCTGCACGAATACCATGTACTTGTGATGTTTTGTTACCGTCTGCGTCTACTTTTAGTTTAAGTTTCTTCATAGCAACAACCATAGAGCTTGCATACACAAAGCCTGAACCACCTGAGATCTTGTCATCTGGATCAAACATATCTTGCGATGCGTATGTGTGGTTAGTAACAACCATACCTACATTATATGAACCAAACATGTTTACACAGTTAGTAACAAGTGCTTTTAGTGCCTTTGCCTTACGACCAAAGTCACCTTTCATATCACCTTTTTGGAACTGGTCCATTTCAGTTGGTGACATAAGCATACCAAGCGAGTCAACTACAAACAAAACTTTTGGACGTTCTTCTTCGTTCATCGCTTTGTAGTCTTCCATAAACGTACTAACAGTTTTAGCAACATCGTCAATCATTGCCATGTTAAGTTTAAGAAGTTTGTCTTCACTTGTATCTACTTGCAATGCTTGTAGCCATGTTTCGTCAAGTGCGTTTTCACTGTCAATCAGTACAACAAAAATGCCTTGCTGCTGTGCGTACTTAACAATGTTACCACTTACAATGTACGACTTGCCTGCGCCAGATTCGCCTGCGAACACTGACACTTTACCTAGGGGAATACCTTTTTGAAAGTCTCCACTTAGTAAGTAGTTGAGTGCAAAGTTGCCTGTACTAATCCAATCAGTTGGATCGTTAAAGCCTGCACTCATACCCGTAATAGATTTTGTCAACGAATTACGAAACTTCGTTGGATCGAATGACTTATTTGCCATGTATATCTCCTATTAAATGAATGAAGTAAAAGGGTTGCTGTGTAATAAAGCAACCCTTTTTAGTTGCTATTAACCTTGACGTGAACGGATCATTGCAAGGATGTCTTGCGCTCCGCCAGCTGCTGGTTCTGCTGCTGGTTCTGCTGCTGGTGTAGCAGGTTCTTGCCATCCAGTATCGGTTGTAGTTTCAGCTACTGGTGCAGGTGCAGGTGCTGGTGCTGCTGGAGCACTTTGACTTGTAGCAGTTGCTTGTGGGCTTGCTGCTTTTTGCGGATCGCCTGTACGTGCAGCCATACCACTTGGACGGAAGTAGTTACTCCAACGTTCTGCATCATATGCTTCGCCGTCTACTGACGCTTCAAACATTTCTGTTAGAATCTTAACACCAGCTTCATCTGGTTTTTTAGGAAGGAAGTCGTTGAGATTAAACAGTCCATGTGTATTTACTGCTCCCATCTCTGCATCACCTAGCGGGCGATCTCGACGTGCCCAGTTACTTGCACCATAATCAGCATAGCCACCTTTGGAACCTTTTGAAAGACGGAAGTCTACACCAGCAGTATAATCTGTTGGAAGTTCTTCCATATCTGGGTCCATCAGTGCTGCTTTAATAAGTTGGAAGATTTGTGGACCAATAATAAAGCGTCGAATAGGATTCTCTGGCAAATCTTCCTTTAGTGGATCTTCAGTTACAAACCCTTGGAAGATATAACTACGTTTTTTCCAATACTTACGACCCATGTCTTCAAGACTTGCGTCTTTAAACCAACCACGTACTTCTTGTAGGATTGGACATGACTCTCCGTACATTTCCATACACGGAACTTGTACCTGTACGGGGCGTGAATCTGTTTCGCCCTTAACTCCTGCAAAAGGAAGTTTGATCATCAAACGTTCTTTCCAAAAGAAAGTATTGTCTTGATCGCCATCTGGCAAAAAACGAATAGTTGCCTGTTCGCCTTCTTTCATGTTCCAAAATGGGTAAATCGCATTGTCACCGCCTGATGTACGGTTGCCGCTTGCGCCAGCTTCTTGTTCTTTGAGCTTTGCTCGAATTTCTGCTAATGATGCCATAGTGCCTTTTCTCCTATATGTTATGCCTATGTTAGAACAACCTATGTTGCTCTTGTGCCTTTAACGTGTAGCACAGTTTATATACTACACGTTTAGTTATGACTTGTCAACTAAAAAATGCCAAGTCTTTAAAGAGTTAGCTGATTATTTTAAACCAGCTAACTCTTGTATTCTTGTAAAATCTGCCATCTTGCGAGCCTGATATTTTTCATATACTTGACCTAGACGTTCTATGAACTGACTTGCTGGCTTGATATATCTATCACCATATGATTTTTCAACCATTGTTAACACAGCAGTTTCGCCTTTTGGAAATACGCCTTGTTGCCTATCGTAGTAACTTAGTATAAACTCGCCCAATGGTGTTTTTTGCTCTTTTTCTAGTTTTATCTTTTCGCCATCTGGTCCGTCGATTTCGTCGCCTTTGGTGTTGCCATTCATTTTAGCTTGACGTACAGCATTTGCGTATGCATTGCCTTCGTCTGTTTCTTGTTCGCCTTCTACTTGCGCACTAAAGTTATCTGCAAACTGTCCTAACAATTTATCAAATGCTGCATCAATTTGAGATTCATATGCTGCACCACCAATGCCACGTGTGCCGCCACTTGGACTTGCACCAATATCTACTGTGGGTGCTAACTTGTAAATAAATCCACCTTGCACAGGGCGTATTGTATAGTCTTCACCTTTTTCAAACTGTTTTTTAACCTGTCCAGGTTGTGCGGCTAGGGTTTCTTCAGCGGCTTGAATTGCTTGTGCTGGCGTATCGTAAACTTGTGGTCTTGCTTGCGGACGTATACTAGTTTTTGGAGCGGCCGGTTTTGCTTGCGGACGCATATTTGATGGATCCATTTCCATGTCGCCACGTGGCGGATACACATCTGCTTCTGCAATCAAATCATCAAAGTCCATTTCGTTTGCTTGTGTTGCTTCACCAACTAGTTTATAAATGTATGGAAATACATCCTTCAAATCTTCATTAAACTGTTTGATAGTAAGTTGATCAATCCAGTTACTAGCAACATCAGCAGGAACTTCAGATTCTTCTATAACTACAAATTCTTCAAGTGCTTCTTTGTACATTGTAGGTTTTTGTAATGTTTGTATTCTTTTCTTAACTGTAGTAATACGTTCGTTTACTGTACCCATGTGCTCTGCTAGGCTTTCTGCCATTACACTACTGCGACCCATATAAGTTTTGAACTTGCGGAGATTTGAAAGTTCTTCACTTAGGCTTGTAATGTGTTTACCAAAGTCATCATATGGATGTCCGCCTTCACTAACGTGAATAGCCATTGCTCTTGCACCACTAAGATGTTTAAACGGATATTTAAATCTTTCACCTTGTGCATTTTCAATAAAAAGAGATCCTATCTTTTTATTTCTACTTTCGCCTTCATTAATATCACCTGTATGTTTTATTGAAAGTTTAGCACTTCCAAACTTTTGAAAGCTGGTTTTGTGAGTGCCATACATTTTTGACTCTGCCATTTGTGTTTCTCCGCGATTTACTGCCATGCTTGCATAATCTCTTTTTGTAAAGTTAGTTCTGTTAATGTCTCTAACTTCAAAATTTAATAAACGTTTTTTTGAAAACATTCTCATTTGTTTTAAAAAGTTATACCACTCTTTGGTTTCTTCAGCACCAACTTCTTCTGTAAAGTCTTTGTTATACATTATAGTTACACCAGACTTTTCATCTAGTGAAACACTTACTTTACCTACATTAGTGTCTCTGCTTTTAAAATCAAACTCATAAAATCTTGCAAGACTAGGAGCACTTGTTACATTTCCTTCTGCATCACCGGTGGTAACGCTGGAATAACGTCCTCTAATCTCATTAAAAAGTTGTTCTGCTATTGTATCTAAATTTCTCATTGCATACTATTTATCAATAACTGCTACTAACAAAGATCGGCATTGGCATTTCATAATCCTCATCTGCTTCAATCTGATTAAATGTTTCGTACACTGTCGGATCCCAATCTTTCATCACACTCATAATTCTTAATGTTAATAATAAACTACTGACTAGATCGTCGTGGTGTCCGGGCTTTGCCTGAAAACTACTACCGGATGCAATAAATGCTTTTAGTTCACTAATCAAGGCTTTACTGTTTACAGTGAGTTTGTCATTCTCGACCATTGTTTTAAGTCTAGCACATGCTGTTGTTTTGCTGCTGTGTGTAGTGTTAAATCCTTTACGAAACTTTCTTACGTGTCCTTTTTTCATAGGCTCACTTATAAACAACCCCGGTATGTTTTCTTCGCCAAAGTCATTAATAACAAGCAAACATGCTTCACCTATGCCGTTATTTTCTACACTCCAATATATATTGTTAGTAGCTCTTGTTTCGCTCTCGATATATTTGCATACATCAGCAAGTACTCTAACTTGTCCTGGTATAGCAGTAAGATTGTGTTGCCACTCTCCAACTTGTTCATATCCAGGAAGTTCAATGATTTGTATTGCAGCATAATCTCCACCGGTGCCCATGCTAGGATCAAGTGCTACTACATAAGATTTTTTTGGACTAGGTTTTTTATACCAACGCACTTGCCCCATATTAATGATAGGATTACACCCTGTCATTGTTGCTAGTTTAATGCTATGAATAAGAGTTTCATCAAAGATTAAAAACTCACAACCGTATTCACGTCTAAACTTTTCCTCGCCGATCCGTCCTATTTCTTCTTTTTTCCACTTTTCGTCTCTGTCTGGATGTTCGTGCCACTCGGCAATAAAACTGTGAAATCCGTTTATTCCTACATCTTGTTCGTTGCCATATTCGTCAAACTTTTGTTCTGCTTGTTTCCAAATAGTAGCAAACGTATCTTCGTCACTGTTAGGAGTGCTAGTAATAATAGCTCTACCACCTGTTGCCAGTGTAGGTGATATCGAAGTCCAAAACTCTTCAGCAATGTTAGGTTGTACGAATGCAAACTCGTCACAGTATAGCAGCGAGATACTCATACCACGTCCTGTATTACCTGTAGTTGTTTGACTTACAATACGACTTCCGTTTTCAAACTCTATACTACCTTTGTTGTAACTTGTAACACCTGCTCTAATATGATCTGGACAAGTTTCATACACAAAGCGTATGCGTGACATAATCTCTTGCGCACCTGTATACTTGTGAGCAGCAACAAGAATAGTTTGATCTGGATTAAACATAGCATACCATGCTAAGTAAATAGCAGCACATGTTGTCTTACCAGTTTGTCTTGGCATCATATTAATATTAAATCGATAGTTATGATAACTGTGCATTAATCCTAATTGATATTCATAAGGATCAAAGATTAATTTACCCAGTTTTGGATGCTGAATATACGCAAACTTGCGGGCAAAATGTAAATATCCTGTATCCGGATCCATGCAAGCTAGTAAGTCTGCAATTTGCTCTTCAGTAAATGTTTCTTTTCTATTCGCCTTTTTGATTAAGACGCCGTCTAATGATGCTGCCATATAATATTTATTCAAAAAAATAGCGCCCGAAGGCGCTATTGAGTTGGGGGAATATTTTGTTAATCTTCAGCTTTTGCTTTTTTCATTAGCATTTGTACAATCTCTTTATTCAACGCTGACTTCTTGATAACGTCTGCCATGTTGTTAGCAGCAAACCCACTGCCGCCAAACTCAGCTAATACTTCGCCAAGTCTTGAAAGTGCATTTGACATCATTAAACTAGTATCATCAGTTCCTTTCATATTTGAACTCATGTCCATCATTTTGCGTCCAAGATTGTTGATGTCTTTGTGCTTGTTTTCAAAGTTGCTAGGCACATCATACTCTACTACTTCTTTGTCTTCTTTGTCTTTGTTGTCATCTTCGCCCGGCTTTTTGTCTGCCCAGTCCGGAACGCCGTCGCCGTCAGCATCTGGCTTCTTGTTTGCTTGTTTTTCAGCAAGTGCTTTTGTAAGCATTGCATGAATACTTTCTCTGGTATTCATTGGATTATCGCCGCCTGCTGTTGCTGGATATGATCCTTTTTCTTTGTGTAAATCGTCGCCGCTTG